CTGTTCGGACTTTGCAAAAGTCTCACTCTGCAAACCCTCATGCCCGCTGCCGTACTTTTTGTTGTACGACAGCCTGCATTTCCCCTCAAATAAAACCACATCTGTCTGTCTTGTTATACCGTCCTCGACCACATCTTCCTTTCCGTATATCACACATTCCCCGATATACAAACTTTCAAGCGCTTCTCTTATACTCACATTATCACCTACCACTTAAATTTTCGGAAACGAATTATCTCGCTGTCCGTCAGACAAAGTGTATCAATAAAACTCTCCAGCCTCTGCGCACAGCTTTTTCTTTCCGCATAAGTAACGGAAGTATCGCCCTCTGCAATGGTCTTTATCAGCCTGCCGTCCGTCTCGTCATAACTGTCCAGTCCGCCAAGCATCATTCTTCCGCCCAAAAACTCCCCGCAGGCCATATCTATCCCCTTGTAATAAAGTTCATCGGGCACTTCGTTCGTATTGCAAAGATTGTTTATCCTCTCTTCCGTCCGCTTTAACGCAAAGCGAAGGGCGGCATTGTCGCCCTCCGCAGTTTCATAACCAAGCTGTTCAAGTCTTGCTTTTATTTCCTCTATCGTCATACGCATCAGCCTTTCGATATAATTCTTGCCACAGCAATAGACTTGTGCGGCACAGCCACAGTACCGTCATTTATAATGCACCAGTTGTCGCCGTCCGCAAGGTCGCTGTTTGACGCCGATACCGTAAGTGAAGCAGGCTTTTCAAAGCTGAGACCCTCAACACCGCAGATGTATCTGTCACGCACAAAAAGCGTATCTTCGCCGCCGTTTTTAGCGGGGTCTCTGCTCATTTCATAAGGCACATGATCGCCTATATTGTCAAGCACTATCGCACCCTCGCCAAGCACATAAGTCGTATACTTAGTATAAGCGGGATCGTCACCGCTTGCCGCAACTTCCTCAACGGGCATACCGTCATCAATAAGCACCACTCTGCCGTTCCAAGTACCGATATTAAGATCTCTTGTTATGCCGTTTTTGTCGGTATAAGTAAGAAAACGCATAAGGTTGAGATTTTCAAGATTTGTCGCCACAACAGAATGCATAAGCACAAGCTTAAAAGCGTCCATATTGTCACCGCAGGCCTGCTGAATTGCCGAATTGAGTGTCGTTGCCGCAAGATGTCCGTCATCGACCCCCGTCACATCATAGGTGTGATTTTCAATAAATGCCTTTGCGGAAGTCGCTTCGATCGTGCTGCCCGTTGTATTCATATCAAAAATACCCTCCAGCATTTTAAGCAGGATACCCTGCTGCACTTCTGCCTTGTAGTCCGCTATCTGTGCAGCCACGCTGTCCATAAAATCAACGCCCGCCGTTACATTTTTGCTGAAACTCCTCTCTGTCCAGCTGTCCATTCGCGAAGCCACAACAAAACCCTGCTCATAAGTGGTCGTCGTTGTTGCGCTTATATTGCTCGCACCGTCATTGTTCTGTGATGTTGCCGCAGAAATTCTGCCAAAATAAGGCACTCTTGCATAAACCGAGCCCGTCTGATTTGACAGCGCCGCTCTTGCATTTTCATTTACGCCTACCGCACCCGACTGCGCAAGCTCACTCTTTGTTACATTTGGTATCCTTTCCACATAAGCACCAAACGCCTGTGGATTAAAACTCTTTGAATTAAATTTTGCCATAATTAAACATCTCCTTTTAATATTATTTGGTATTGCGAACGTCTATTTTTTTTACGTTCGCGATATGTTGCTTCTCATAAATATTTGTAATTCACTTACTGTAATTTTTTTAATAAAAAAGGAGGATCTCTCCTCCCGTAAAAACTCATATTCTATTTTTCTTCACCCAAAAGCATCACCTCCTTTCGGGTATCTTTCTTAAAATTCTGCGCCGGGATTCTTTTCAAGATAAGCCGCAAGTTCCGTATAAGTCATATTCTTCGGGTCTCTGCTGCCCGGCAGACCGTCCTTGCTCTCTCCGGGTGCAACACCTTTCAGCTTCGGCGCGCCCTCAAACAGATAGCCGTCACTCTTTGCGAGTGCCTTTATCTGGTCGGCAAGGCCTTTTATAGTGCCGTCCTCCGAAAGTTCCGTCTTGTCGTCAATAGAAAGCAAAGCCCTGACCGCCTTGATATTCTTCGCGCCCGCAGCAGTCAACGCCGTTGTTATGGCATTGTCCACTTTCAGATCGCGCAGCTCCTTGGCGTGCTGCTCCGACAGGCTCTTGTTCTCCGCCTGCAAACTTTCTATCTTTTCTTTCAAGGCCGCATTGTCGCCGCCGACCTTTTTAAGCTCTTCAAGCTGCTTGTCGCGCTCACCGATAGTGCCTTTAAGCGTCTTGTTCTCCTCGTTCACCTCGTCAAAACGTGATTTCGGTATAAACTCGCCGTTTATAATATCAATGACCGTCTTTGCCTGCTCCTCTGTAAATCCCTTTGCCAATAAATCTTCTTTAAATTTCATAGTATCATTTTCCTTTCCTTGATTTTTTTCGTTGGTATCGCCAACACCGAAAAGTCTTGTTCTTTTACGCCTGCAATACCAAAAAGGCGGCATAAGAAAAGGGCAAGCAAACGCCCGCCCTATAGAACTAAATAAAGATTTTTATACACTCCCTATTCCCTACACCATAGGCACCACCCCTTTTATTGCATTAAAAAAGCACCCTTTGCAGAGTGCTTTAATATGTATTGCATATTTTGTCATATTATGTTATTATAATTATGTTGCTGCTCTCCAATCTGGCAACAGAAAGGAGGTCGTATTCTTATGTTTTCTTGGATCGATTTTTTATTATCTGTCGCGGCAAGTGTAATTGGTAACTGTATCAGCAGTTTAATCAAATACATAAGCAAGTGGTTTGGCAGATAAAAGCCGCAGCGGCAATAAACCCGTGGCAGCCTGACCGCCACAACAAACGGAAGGTGTAAAAGGGAAAAGCAGGGGTGTCTGGACAATACCTCTGCTTTTCTCATTGCGCATCGTATCTTACGCTTTCTTGGTTTGTAATTATTATATACCCTTATTGCTGTTTTGTCAAGCATTTACCCGCAATAACTTTTATTCTAATTTTGCCTTTGCATAAGTTGTAAGTGAGCCGCAATATGAACAATACATATCATCATCCTCAAATACTCTGTGCGAACACATAGCCGTTTTGTTCTCCGAACAGCGGTTCTTGTCTTTTTCAAGTTCTATGCCACACTTGGTACAGTAATTCTCAATTTCCGTGTATCTTTTCCCGCATTTAGGACATATTTTGTTCATCATATCGTTGTCTCCTTTTCAACTAAAAAAGCACCCTTTGCAGAGTGCTTAAAGTATTGTAACTTTTTTCGTCTATATTTCTGAATAAATATAAAAAGGAACTCCCCGGCAGCCGCCCCGGTCTGCTGCATCTCTCGGAAAAATCCTGTCTTGCCATCGGCGTGTGGGCGGGGGCGAAATTTCCCACCTCAGAGAGTCCCTTTCTATTGTACTTATATTATACCGCATTTATACATTTTTGTAAAGTATTTTTTTATTTCTCAGAAGTCTATTATATTCGGTTTTGTTTATTTTCATAAACGTAATAACCGAATTCTTATATTCGGGATTATCGGTAGAAGTCAACAGCCTTAAAACAGTCTTGAATTGTTTTTCATTATCCTTAAACTCTTTTAAAATCAATGCCGTATTTGGCTTTTTACTTTCTAATATATATTCCGGCTGTTCTATTATATTTTTTAAATAACGATAATAGATTTCATAGTCATTCGGATGATTATTTTTTATATGAGTAATTCGTTCTTCTGTTATAATAACATCGTCCGTAACTATATCCTCTGTTATGCACTTATAAATATTTCTGTCCAATTTCCCGATTATATGCACTTCTATTTCCTCTTTTGCATTTGATATATTTATTATACCACGTTCCGCAGATTTTGCAATACCGTTTTTCGCCGCTTTCCATTCATCCACAGTCTCTGTCTTATCCACAAACACTTTTTTCCATTCGGGGTAAGTCATATCTTCGGGAACGGATACCGTCTTTCCCGTTTCGGGGTCTCTCGCAGCACGGGTACCCAATTCAAACTCGTCGTTGAAGTACGGCGCGGTCACGCTTCTGCAATTCGGGTGGAAAGGCGGCACGGTCATTGCCCCGCGCAGGGGCTCGGTCATTGCCCCGCGCAGGGGCACTCTCGGTATAGGCCAAAGTCGCTGCCCTGTTTGCGGTCGTATTGAATTTCTTTGCGATAGCCTGTGTACTGTCCTGCACACTTCATCCAAGCATAATATTTCGTGTTATCTCGGTATCGAGGTTATTTATAAGTTCAAAACTACATTACCTTAATTTCCACTCTCCGCTGTCTTTTTCAATTCATTCTTCACATCATCCACCCACGGATGATTTTTAACTATCGTTTCACGGCTGATTATTCCCTGCGACTTTACGCAATTTTCAATAACTCCGCTTTCATCAATAAGCATATCGCGGTTAAAAATAACTTCCGCAGTTTCATCAAACCTACCCATACCGCAGTTAAAAAAATAAGCATCCGCAAACCAAAGCAGTTGTTCAAACGCTGCCTGAAACTCGGTCTCCATACCGTTTGCATCAAGGTCGATATCACTGTAAACGCTTTGTATATTCATCTGATTGGGTGTACCGCCGTTTCTTAATTCACTCGCATCAAAACCCCTGCCGTTTTCTGTAATGGCCTTTTTAAAAAGCTCAATTATCTGCTTGTAATTTTCGCTGTTCACATCAATGCTAAGCGTCTCAACAGCACCCTCCGCGCCGTCTATCGTGCGCACCTTGACAGCCCCGTAGGCCGCAAGATTTTGTCTGAACTCGCCTAAATTTTCGCCGTCATAATTTTTCAGCACCAATATCGTATTTCTGACATCTTCTTCCATTCCGTTCTGAAAATTACTCATCAGCACATCAAGCCCGTCCTGCAAAGTCTTTACATCCCTTATCAGCGGTATTTCCTGCGCATTGTACTTAAAAGCCACAAGCGGAATTCTTGTCCAGTTGTAGTTTCCGCTTAAATAAGTATGGTTCTCCCTGTCCTCATCGGGCACAAGCTTACCGCCCGATAAAACATAGTAACTCACCCCCCTCTTATCATAGACCTCCACTTTCTCGACTGTCTTTTCCCTGCGTCCCTCGTAACTCACAAGCTCATATACCCTTATCGCATAATCAAGCCTCGTGTGCTCCGCATCAGCCCAGCCGGGTATCACCTCATACGGCTTAAACCGTCTGAAAGCGAGCTTTCCGTCCTCGTCTGTATAAATA